AGTTCCAGTATCTGTTTTAGAAGATAGACCTTGATAAAGTGATCTGTTAATTTTAGTTAAAGAAAAATCTACAGCAGAAGAATTTCTATAAACCGCTTCTAAAATATCATCAACACCATACACTGCTGTTGCATCTGATGTACCATCTGTAGTTGATCTATACATTGTATATTCTGCTTGACCATCAACTAATGTAATTGAATTATTTTTTACTTCCCAAAAATGCAAACCTCTATTGCCCCATTCTTGAAACATTATATTCAAAGAACGTCTAGCTGTTTTTATATCATTACCTGAATAATCAAATCTGCCTATTCTTTCATAAGCTTCAGTAATTACATCATCAATATAAAAACCTGATTCAAAGGTTGTAGTTCCTGAAGTTGCCATTCAGCCTCCTACTTATCTATAAGTAATGTTGCGCCTGCAATATTTGTAATAGTAGAAACTTTCATTCCTCCGGGAAATAATATTCCATCTTCTGGAATATTAAACGCAAAGACATCTCCTGTTGGACAGTCTCCTTGGAATAAAGTTGTACTATCAGTATTGTCTTGTAAGATTATTGAACCTGCACCAACACCATCTGAAGCAAGAATAAGTCCTCTTAGTCTTGTTCTTCCAGCGAAGACAGCACCTGTACCAGAAACTCTTATTGCTTTTACATCTGATTTCATATTTTGTTTCTCCTTAAAATATTATGTGGGCCGAAACACTAATTAATTAACTTGATGTAACGTCTGTACCAGTAATAACTTGTTTCCAAGTTGTTCCATCAGAAAAAGCATAAGTAGCATTTCCTGTGTAACCATTACCAACATAAACCATTAACGCTTCATTATTTACTGCGCTTAAAGTTTCACCGGATCTTGTTCCAGATGCAATAGTAAGTGTAGATGTATTTGAAACAGTCCAAGCAACAGTTCCACCTTGTTGTGTGTCATCTGTACCTGTGTGTGGGTTAACGTTTGCTCCACCAATAAACCCGTTAAGGGCTACTACTGGACCTTTAAATGTAGTGTTTGCCATGATATTCTCCTAGTTAAATTCTACATAGTCTCTAGGCCGTCGACTATACTGCGTCTATGCAGAATATTAATTTATGTATAGTGTGTAATTTATATATGAAATTATTAAAAAGTGCAAGAAATCCCTAGGAAAAAAACTACTTCTTGTAATCTTTAAGTTCTAATTAACCAGCAAAAAGATGAACTTCACCGTTTTTAAGATTACTAAGAACCTCTGCTTCTTGTTCTCTAATGATTGATCTAACTACTCGTTTGATCTCATCACCTAAAACAGACATTTCTGGTGTTATTTTTCCTCTGTTCTCAAGAAATAACTCGTTCCAATTAGATTCGAGTTTCAGTTTCTTTGCGAACAATACCATGTTGTCCTGAGCCATTTTGAACCTCCTCATAGGTTATATAAAAATCATTTCCAGTACCGTGATACTGCAGATCATTTTTTTCCCATTTTATATCAGATTTTCCTAGAAAGTCAATAATAGGTTTATTTAGCTCTTCCGTATTATTTATCTCTTTTTCACTTTCAATTTCAAAACTAGTTTGAAGATATTTTGTAAATATTTTTACAATATATTTATGTTTAGTCATTTTTTCTTTCTATATGTTAAATAAGGCGGGATTGTGTCCCGCCTTAAATAATTTAATTATTATGCTCCTGGTGAAGCAAAAATACCTCTAAAGTCAGAAACTCCAAAAGAGTATCTTTCTCTAGCTTTGTATCTTACGTTACCAGTGTCGAAGTCACCTTCCATAGCAGTCTTAATAGGTGCTCTGTTAAAGTACTTCATTCCATTTGGAACATCAGTAATGATGTAGAACGCATCTGGATCAGTTAAGAAATTGTTCACTCTGTAACCTTGAGGAACCATTCCCATAGACGCAATTGCGTTAATATCATTATCAGCAGTACCGACTCTACCTTGAGTTTTCATTAATCTCTCAGCAGTGAACTGAAGTTCAGAAGGGATAACCATTTTGATACCTCTCGCCGCGATTTTTAGACCTCTTTCGTCTGTCATCGCATTGATATCGATCAATGATTGCTCTAATGAAGTTTCGTTCAAGTCAGCAGCCGTTGCTAATGTGTTAGATACAGTTCCACTAACTGTTGGGTGACTAGTTGCAAATAATGCAGAACCGTCACCTGAAGTGAATGTACCAAAACCATTAATTAACGGGTTAACCGCTTTAACTTGTTTAGTGTTCGCCATAGATCTAGCTAACGCTTTAGTATATCTACTTCCAAGTCTGTCATATAGGTTATCTTCAACCGCTTCTTCAGTGATTGAAAACGCTAAAGCTACAGTCTCGTGAGTGTATCTAGCAGTGTATGTCTCTTGAGCATTGTCAAAAGTTACACCTGATCCCTCAGACTTAGTCTGTGCTTGAGCAAAACCTGATAACATTACTTCTTCTTCGAACGCTCTGTCCGATGATTCAGTAGTATATATTTCAGCATGCTGATTTTCATAACGTTTATATTCCAAGCCGAATAGTGCATTCAAACCTGGCTCTAGTTCTTTAACTAGTTGTCCTCTACTTATCGCCATATTTATCTCCTATCCGATTAGATTCCAGCTGTCGATTTTAAGAAATGCTCATTAATCGTAACAACCATATTTACATTAGAAGAACTAATGTCATTGTTGCTAGGATCATTTGAGAAACCTATTAATCTTAACTGAGCTGTTGTTGATACACCCGTTGTTTCGCTTAACTCTACTTTAGAAATATAGTTAGCCGAATCACCTGCAGCGTATACAGTGTTATAGTTAAAAAATACAGATGCTTGAGTAATCGCATTTGTACCATTTGATTGTACTTCGAACCTTTCATAAGGATCGTCAGAAACAAACCCGACAATATCAGTAGCCGCATTAGATGCGTCTAGGTGATTTGCCCATGTTGGTTTCTTAGTTGATGAATCAGTATAGAAAACACCGTTCAGTGAACCTAAAAGTACGTCTGTTGAAGTATTAGCTACGCCAATAGTTCCAGTAGCTAAAGCTTGAACTGGATCATTTTGGTATATAGCTGATGCACTTGCAGCAATACTGTATTCACTTAAACCTTGGTTGTCTCTATTCTGTCCAACTTTTCCTATCGGTCTTAGACCGAAAGCAGCGTCTTTATTTGCCATATTAGTTGTCCTCCTTAGACATTGTTAGTTTAAGTGTAATTTGTTGGGTAGGAATAGTTAAAAAATTAACTTTTCTTTGAGCCACCAAAAGTTACACGAGTTTGTCTATCAATATTGATAGGCATACTTGGGTGCTGTTCCTTCATTAAATCGTTGTCTACTGCCTCAACGTTATCTGCTGCCTGTTTTGTATAATAGTCAGCACGTTGTTTTGCGATTTCTTCCGGTACCCTTGCCAGCACAAGGCCGCCAACTCCGATCACTCCTGCGTATTTTCCGTCTTCAACTTGAGGATAATCTGAGTCTGGATATTCATCAGATCTAACTAATTCATATCCTGATCTAATTCTTCCAGAAACGTTTTTAGTGTCTTGGAATCCCATAGATTCTACTCTTATCCATCTGTGTTGAAAACCTGTTGGCGCAGGTGGTGCATCTAAAGATGATGGTGGAGTCCAAACTTTTTTATGAGCTGTTTTTTCTCTAGTCTGACTCGCACGCGAGGTTCTTTTATCGTTATTATCGTTTTCCATATGCTTAAGCCTCCTTCGTGATTTTTAATTGTTTCGCATACTCTTCAAGTGGCACACCTAATTTTTTAGCAATTGCTACCTGCGATGGTGTGAGCCTCACAGTTCTGCGACCAGTATTTGTACTTCGCTTTGCTGAAGCTACTATTTGTACGGGTTTGGTCGTTTCCCCTTTATCTGATGTATTTGTATCAAATTTCTGGGGGAATTCAAGTCTTATTCTTTTATCTATTTCAGAATAATACTCATCAGATTGGGGGTCATAACCCTCTTCCTCTGTGAGTTTCTTATGTAGATCAAAAGCAGTATAGGTCATAGCATTATCTTGACCAAACCATGAGTTTCTTGATGCCCATGTTTCAGCCTTAGGATCTGGTGTACCTTGTGCCGCTTGTTGTCTATTTAAGTTTAATTCAGGTTGTCTAACTTGTCTAACTTGTTTAGCTTTATTAGCATTAAACTCTTCCTGAGCATTTCTAGTCTCCTCAAGTTTTGCTTTTTTATAACCAAGTTCAGAAATAGCAGTTAAAGCTTCAGCTTCAGCAGTAAGATCATTTGCTTCTCTAGCTGCTGCAAGTTTTGCCTGCGCTGCTTGTACACCTGATGTAATACTATCTTCAGTTGATTTTAAAAAACTAGGCTCAAGTTTTGAGATTTTATTTTCTGCCGCTTCTCTTAATCTGTATTGCCCTCTTGCAAATTCAGCAGCCTCATCTTTTTGTCTCTCAGCTTCTCTCCATTTATGAGTTAGTTTTGCTATTCTTCTTTGTACAGATTCACTGTACTGTTCTAATTCTTTCTCGTCCGTTTTAGGAGCTTCTTTCGTTTCTTCTGTAGTCTCTTCTTTTACTTCAATTTCATTTGAAGTTTCTTCTACGACAGGTCTTATAGACGGTTCTTCTTTTACTTCCGTCTGTTCAACTTCTGCCTGGTCTTGTTCTTCTGCGATATCCACATCCATTGCTGGACCTGTTACATCGAGATCGACTTGTTTATTATCTAAGTCTGGCATAGTTTCCTCCTATTATACTATGTTAATATTGATGAAGTATGTCTTCGGGATTATCGATGTTTGCTAAAACTTCATCGTCATTTAGCAATCTTACTTCTCCGCCATCGATCTGGATTCTTGATCCAGCATATCTTGCAAAAATTATCCAGTCACCTTTTTTACACCAAGGTCCTTCTGGAAATTTTTCTTTATCATAACAGTGTTGTCCCATTTCGAGTACAAGTCCACATGTTGAACCAACTTGCTGTCTCTCTAATGTTTCGGATCCAATTAACAATCCACCTTTAGTTTTTTCAGGCATTTTAAATGGTAGAACTAAAATTCTCCATCCAGTTGGTCTAGGTAATTTATTTGATTCTTTTGTTTTAAGACGTTCGTATCCGTCCATTTCTTTTTGTGACTCTGTTTTATATTTATCCAGTAATGCTGACTTAGTCTCGGAAGGCTCCGAAGTCGACGACGTTTTCTGGTCTTTCTGTTTCAATATCATTTTTTTGCTCCTTAGGGTTTAGCAGGTTAGAGATTTCCTGAGATATTCTTAAATAGGCATGTGCCTGTCCCATCATATACTTGTATTTTTCCATATTGTCAACACCTCCACCGATCATGTTATCACCGATGTTTTGATAGGATTCTTTTAAGTGTTTTTGTATTTTATTTAGTATTGTTAGTTCTTCATTTAACATTTGCTTTCTTTCCTTTATTTTCACCTTTTTTAATTATGTAGTCTTGAGTACCATTAGCACCTGTTTCTACTTCTTTTTTTAAAAACTTAAAAAGATTCATTTCTTTTAATTTCTTTTCAGTATGTTTTAAAAATGTTTCTAAAACTTTATTATCTCTCATTTTTTTTATTTTTACATTTGCATCTTGGTGCAGTAAACCAATTATTAACCTTATCAAAGGCATTGTCAATAGCTCCAAAAAATTTATAAAAGAATCTATCTATCATTAGCAATTCCACTTTCTAA